GAAATTAAAACTCAAAGTAAATCGAGGGAAATCAGCAGTTGATCGCCCGTGGAAACGAAAGTTCCTTGGCTTTAGCTTTACGCTTAATAAGAAACCGAAGGTTCGTATAGCCAACGAAAGTATTAAAAGGCTTAAAGCAAAAATACGGGAGTTAACCTCCCGTTCCAAACCAATTCCTATGGAAGTTAGAATTGAGAAACTAAATCAATATCTGACGGGATGGTGTGGATATTTTGCATTGGCTGACACACCAAGTAAATTTAAAGAATTTGATGAGTGGATTAGAAGAAGACTTCGTATGATTGAATGGAAACAATGGAAAAATCCAAGGACAAGGGTGAGAAAACTCAAAGGTTTAGGGGTCCCTGACCAGAAGGCATACGAATGGGGAAACTCCAGAAGGAAATATTGGAGAATAGCCTCTAGTCCAATCCTACACAAAACCCTCGATAACTCTTATTGGAGTAATCGAGGGCTCAAAAGTCTATATCAAAGATATGAATTTCTACGTCAAACTTAAATGAACCGCCGTATACCGAACGGTACGTACGGTGGTGTGAGAGGTCGGGGGTTAGTCACCCCCTCCTACTCGATTATTTTTTCATTTTAAAATGCAGGCCAACCATCCGCAGTCCGGTGCCAAAATCGAATGTGGCAATTATAATCAGAAAATAAGTAAAGAATCCCCAGGTTTCTTCACGCTGGATATTCTGTATGGCTATAAAAGTGAAAAGGCATCCGAGAAGGATGTAAATAAAGCCTGAAAACAAAGGTGTGCTTCTCATCAAAATCCCCCAGTAAGTTTAAAACTCTGTAAAGCATTTCCCTATGCTAGAAAAAGCTGATAAAGCTCTGCATTTTTTCCATTTCTTCTAACCATTTTTGCATATTATCCTGATTCAGCTGGATAACCGCAACAAAGGTGTTCATCGCCACATGGGCAAAAATCGGCACAATAATCCGCTTCGTTTTGACATATAAGAAAGCAAAGGTGAACCCCATTGCCGAGTACAGCAGTACATGTTCAGGCTCGAAATGGGCAAGTGCAAAAATGACTGAGCTGATCAGGGCCGATAAGAAGAAGTTGAAGCGCTTATGGAGAGAACCGAAAATAACTTTTCTAAAGACAATCTCCTCAAGTATTGGCCCAATGACCGAACTAATTAAGATAACGATTGGCGATGCTTCAATAATCCGGATAATCTGCTGCGTATTCTCAGATCCCATTTCAATCCCAATCATATTTTCAATGCTGGCAGCAGTAGCTTGAGCGATCAGGGCCAAAAATATACCCCCAACTGCCCAGCCCGCTGAGCTTGCTGCGGAAGATGCATCCCTATCCAGGCCTTTTTTCATCTCTTTTCTTAATAATAGAAGCGTAATGATCAGTGTAACCGTAAAACTGATGACAAGCCAGTAGGCTACAGCCAGGATCTGCATGTTTTCGGGGTTCTGTCCAAGGGCATCTGCAATAAATAACACAAGCGGAACGCCAAACAAACTGGACAGCTGCATGGCAATATAAGCTATTAATATAAACCAATATTCCTTCTTCAAAATGTTATACTCCTTATTCTGAGTGTTGGAAAACAAGTCCTAAAGCCATTGTACTCTTAATAAGGAGCGGGTTTCAAATATCAGCATCAAAGCAGGAAAATACTATGGGTAAAGTGAAGAGTTCCGAAGCATACTTAAGAGGTTGTCTGTGTCGAAAAATAGCGTGTATGGGCGAATGAAATTTTTTCTAAAAAATTTAAGCTTCACCCTTGCAAATAGAAATGAGATTCATTAATATAATAATTGTGTTAGCACTCATACAGAGAGAGTGCTAATAAATAAAAATATTTACATATTATTTGAGGAGGTTGTTTCACTTGTTAAAGCCACTAGGTGATCGAATTATTATCGAGCTTGTTGAAACTGAAGAAAAAACTGCAAGCGGCATCGTACTGCCGGACACTGCTAAAGAAAAGCCTCAAGAAGGTAAAGTTGTAGCTGTAGGAACTGGCCGCGTTCTTGAAAATGGTGAGCGTGTTGCCCTTGAAGTTGCTGACGGCGATCGTATCATCTTCTCAAAATATGCTGGTACTGAAGTGAAGTACGAAGGCAAAGAGTATTTAATTTTACGCGAAAATGACATTCTTGCTGTAATTGGCTAATCGCCGATCAGACGAAGATTATTAAAGAATAAAGCTAAAATTTTTGAGGAGGTTTTTATCAATGGCTAAAGAGATTAAATTTAGTGAAGAAGCTCGCCGCGCGATGCTTCGCGGTGTGGATTCCCTTGCAAATGCGGTAAAAGTAACTCTTGGACCTAAAGGACGCAACGTGGTTCTTGAGAAGAAATTCGGTTCTCCACTTATCACCAATGATGGTGTGACAATTGCGAAAGAAATCGAGCTTGAAGATGCATTCGAAAACATGGGTGCGAAGCTTGTTGCTGAAGTAGCAAGTAAAACAAATGATGTTGCCGGTGACGGTACAACAACTGCAACTGTTCTTGCTCAGGCAATGATCCGTGAAGGCCTTAAGAACGTAACTGCAGGCGCTAACCCAATGGGCATCCGCAAAGGAATCGAAAAAGCAGTTGTTACAGCTGTAGAAGAATTAAAAGCTATTTCTAAGCCAATCGAAAATAAGGAATCTATTGCTCAGGTTGCTGCAATCTCTGCTGCTGACAATGAAGTTGGCCAGCTGATCGCTGAAGCAATGGAGCGCGTTGGCAACGATGGTGTTATCACAATCGAAGAATCTAAAGGATTCACAACTGAGCTTGATGTGGTTGAAGGTATGCAATTCGACCGCGGATATGCTTCTCCTTACATGGTTACAGATTCTGATAAGATGGAAGCGGTTCTTGAAAACCCTTATATCTTAATCACTGATAAGAAGATCACAAGCATCCAGGAAATCCTTCCTGTACTTGAGCAAGTTGTACAGCAAGGCAAGCCTTTATTGCTTGTAGCTGAAGATGTTGAAGGTGAAGCACTTGCGACATTAGTTGTGAATAAGCTTCGCGGAACTTTCAACGCGGTAGCAGTAAAAGCTCCTGGCTTCGGTGACCGCCGCAAAGCTATGCTTGAAGATATCGCGATCCTGACTGGCGGTGAAGTAATCACTGAAGAGTTAGGCCGTGACCTTAAGTCTGCTACAATCGACTCTTTAGGGCGCGCTACTAAAGTAGTTGTTACAAAAGAAAACACTACGATCGTTGAGGGTGCTGGAGACAGCGCGCAAATCGGCGGACGTGTGAACCAGATCCGCACTCAAATGGAAGAAACAACTTCTGAATTTGACCGCGAAAAATTACAAGAGCGCCTTGCTAAACTTGCTGGTGGTGTTGCAGTTGTTAAAGTTGGTGCTGCTACTGAAACTGAATTAAAAGAGCGCAAGCTTCGCATCGAAGACGCCCTTAACTCTACACGTGCTGCTGTAGAAGAAGGCATCGTTTCCGGTGGTGGTGTTGCCCTTCTAAACGTATACAATAAAGTGGCTGCTATCCAGGCTGAAGGCGATGAAGCAACTGGTGTTAACATCGTATTGCGTGCGATGGAAGAGCCTGTACGCACAATTGCTCACAATGCCGGTCTAGAAGGTTCTATCATTGTTGACCGCTTAAAGCGCGAAGCAGTTGGAACTGGCTTCAACGCTGCTACTGGCGAGTGGGTAAACATGATCGAAGCTGGTATCGTTGACCCAACTAAAGTAACTCGTTCAGCTCTTCAAAACGCTGGATCTGTTGCAGCTATGTTCTTAACTACTGAAGCAGTAGTTGCTGACAAGCCGGAAGAAAACGCTGCTCCTGCAATGCCTGATATGGGCGGCATGGGCGGAATGGGCGGCATGATGTAATAAGCCACCCATAAACGTTGATATACCAAGGGTTGAGGGCTATTCGGATAGCCTTCAATCTATAAAAAATCACATTTCGCTCACATTTCCTGCGATTTTGTGATCTGAAGAATGTTGCTGAAATGATTTTTAATCCTTTCGGCAGCATTTTTTTTCATTTTATCTGTAACATGTGTATAGACCCTCATAGTCGTTTTCATATCATCGTGACCTACTCTTTTCATAATGGTCGGAAGATCAATCCCAGCCTCGGCCATCATACTAATATGTGTGTGCCGAAAGATATGTGGAGTGGCATGCTTCTCAATAGAAGTCTTCTTTAAAATCCTCTCCATCCGAACGATAATGTTCTTTTGGATAAAAGGATATCCATTCTCTCTGCAGAAAATAAAATTTGCATCGTGGTAATCCGGATACTTAAGCCGGTTAGCCAATTTAATTTTGTTTTGCCTTTTCTTATGGACTTTAAGTAAATCGATTATGTCATCGTCTATATCAAATGTACGAATAGATCCCGGAGTCTTAGGAGGAGTCAATTCATATTTCTTCATATTATTGTCTGGATTATATAATGTCTTAGTAATACGGATTTCATTTGTCTCCCAATTGATATCTGACCACTTCAATGCACACAGTTCACCTGAACGCATGCCGGAGAAAGCCAGCAAATAAAAGCGTTCAAGATCAAACTCAAGGCCATACCTCTTAACTGCTTCCAGAAATTCAAATAGTTCATCACGCTCCAAGTACTCTTCCTCTATGGTCTTATTCTCAATATCCTCAACAGTTAGCTTCTTGACTGGGATAACTGACCCTGTACATGGATTGTCTTTCCTCATTTTTTCCTTGATCGCATACTTGAAAATCATGTTTGCGGTAACGTGTACACCTTCAATTGTGGTTTTTGCATACTCTTTGTCATCCAGGTCATTCAGTATCTTTTGATGCATTCTGGGTGTGACTTTATCAATGTTTACCTTGGCAATATACCTTAACAGAATTTTTATTTCCTTTTCGCGAACACGGACAGTGCTAGATTTTACTTTGCTCTTAGCATAGGTACTCAGCCACTCCCAGGCCACATCCTCAAACGGAAGCTTCCTAACCTTTTTCTCGTCAATGCCATCTTCCTGCAGTTTCCGGATGGCAGCTGTCACTTTCTTTTCAGCTTCCTTTTTAGTATCAGCTCGCCTGGATATTTGCTGGCGCTTTCCTGTAACAGGGTCAGGCGGGCCGTCAGCCACACATTGCCACTTATACCCCTGTTTGTTATTAGAGGGGATCTTTCTAAAGTAGGCCAAAACTGTTCACTCCTTACACAAACATTTTATATAACTCTTCAAAAAATAAAGAGGAGTTAACTTTATTCTCAAATACTTCTAATCTCTTTTTTGCAAACATGTGTGTAACCCTAAAAGTCTCTGCAATATAATCAACGGCTTGTCCTCTGGTATTTGGCAGCCTCAGCTTTAGCAGCATAAATGTGGGTACACAGAAATGTAATGCAAAATAACGAGCCTGGAACTCTTGCAGTTGTATAAAGTTCTCTGGCATATTAATCTGGTTACCATAGTGTCTATATGAATGGCACAATTCGTGTCCAAATTCCTCCCATTGTTCCTCCTTGCTCAACCTTTCATCTATAATCACTTCTTTTTTATAAAAGCGGCTTGAAATATCCATATAAGTTAGGGACATGCCTTTGCGATAGATAATTTCGTGAATATCAAGTTGATGAGGGTAGTAAATTCCAATTTCATAATAAAAGTCCCTAATCCAGTCTTCTAACAAGGTTGTTTGATATTTCATTAAGAACCTCCAAGGTTGGGAATATATGTTCGGTCATACTGTTAAAAGAAAAGCCCTAGAGAGGGCAATTTAATTTGCAAAAGATGTGTGTTTCGCTTTCCATTTTTCTAATGAAATGAACATCCAGAAAGAATAGATTCCTAAAGTGATAACACAGAGAACCCACCACTTAATCCACATACCAAATAACCCAAGAGCTGTGCCGTTAAACTTTAATCTTCTTCCATTAACAACGGTGTGTTCAATTTTCCACTTGTATACAATATTAATTGCCCAAGGGTAACAGATTCCTAATGTACATACAGTTACTAAAAACCCTAGAATGGACCATCCAATAAACTCAAAGAGCCCTCCATCAAAATATGAAGTTCTTTCTTCGCCGGTTCCGACATTCACAACGACATTTGTATTAGACATTCAATTTTCCCCCTGTTTTCTCTATATTAAATATTTGTAAAAATGGGTAATTGACCCATTTAGGGTCCAAATAAAAACACGCAGCGCGTGTTTCACCTATTTCTTGTCTCGATCCCTAATGATTTCCCAAAATTTGATTAGCTCTTGTATTTTTTCTTCTGGAGCGTCCAACAAGTCTTTAAAGAATACTTGAGTTTTTGGATCAAGGAACTCTTTCCACATTTCGTCTTCTGATGATGAATATTTGTTTCCTGTTATTAAATAGTCAATTGAAACATCGAATATTTCTGAGAGTTTTTTCAGTGTATCGTAGTCAGGCTGTCTTTTATTAATTTCGTAATGAGCATATGTACCTCTCGATAATTCAAGTTTGCGGGCTACGTCTTCTTGAGTCCAATTATGATCATTTCTTAATTTCTTTAGTCTGTCTCCTAACATACAAAAGCCTCATTTCAATCTAATTAACCAAATTATACTGTAGCAAAAAGCTACAAAAAATAATTGTAGCGAAAAAGTACATTTTTTCTTGACTGTAGCAAAACGCTACTGTATATTAATAATTAAGAAGTAGCAAAACGCTACAAAGCGAGGTGAAAACAATGGAACCAAGAACTTGGCTGCAACAAGAAAGAGTAAAGGTGAATAAAACTCAAGAAGATGTTGCTAACGCTGCAGGTATAAAGCGTCCTTATTATACACAAATTGAGTCAGGTGTACGTAGACCAAGCGTTGAAGTAGCACAAAAAATAGCCAACTATATCGGGTTTAATTGGGTGCTTTTTTTTGATAAAAAATGTAGCGATAAGCGACAAAATACTAATACTGCATAAAAGGAGGTTTGCTTCATGCAAAACACCTTAAATGAACTTGAGCAGCAGATTGTCAGTCTCCAGTTAAAAGCTCTGATCCAAAAAGCTTATGAGCAGGGAGTAGAAGATGGTCGATCTAAATTTTCAGCACCATCGATAATGACCCGAACCGAGGCCATGGAATTTCTTAAATGCGGTGCCACAACCATGGCAGAGCTTATGAGACGTCCAGACTTCCCGGTCATTAGGGAATTTGGCGTAAGAATCCCAACTCACTTGCTAATGAAGTGGATTGAGAAGCACACGAACTGGGTTGAACAAAACACCAAATACTTTGATAAGGAGGCCATCTGATGAGTCAACTACAACCTATTAGCCAGGAAGGAAAGCGAGTTTTAACCACTATCCAACTGGCAGAATCCTTCGGTACAGATGCAAAAATAATCAATCGTAATTTTCAAAGAAATGCTGATCGGTATGAACAAGGGAAACACTTCTTTGCTTTATCTGGTGAAGACTTACGGGAATTCAAAGGGTCACGTCAATTTGACGACAGCCTAAAATTCACATCAATCCTTTATCTCTGGACAGAAAAAGGAGCTTGGCTGCATGCCAAATCATTAAACACTGACCAGGCATGGGATGCTTACGAAATGCTTGTTGATGAATACTACACCATTAAAGAAAATGTTGTTCCTCTATCCAAAGATCAGGCTCTTGTCACTGTCCTTAGAACAACAGCCGATCTTGTAGAAGATACCCAAACACTAAAAGCTGAACAGCAAGAAATCAGAAAATTGATACACGAAATTGATCACAAGGTAGAAGAGCAAATAACCCTCACCAGCGGCGAACAGCGCCGGTTGCAAAAGGGAATTGCTCAAAAAGTTTACGAGGTTGAGAGTGACCCTAAAGTCCGGCCAGGGTTGTTTAGGGAACTCCACCGTGAGATTAAAGATCGCTTTGGTGTTGCCAGCTACAAAGACGTTAAGCGTAAGGAGCTGCAGTCAGCTCTGCGCTACATAGAGAATTGGATCCCTAGAAAAGTTTCATGAGAGCGAAGGCACCGAACGAAGCTGCCAGGCTCAAAAGATTCGGTGCACTTCCTTCATAAATATATTTTATTACCAATCTATCAATTTGTCGGTTCCATACTGGAACTGTTCCAAATTGGAACATGAAGGGAGGGTAAGAGAAGTGACTTTCGGCGCAGTATTGAAAGCATGCCGGGAGCGAGCTGGACTTACACAAGAGGATATTGCAGAGAAGCTACATCGTTCACGGAGTTGCATTTCAAAATTTGAATCAGATAAGAAAACACTGGATGTCACCACCTTAATCAGATGGACAGATGTCACATCAGCAAAAGATGTTGCATGTGCAATTGTGACGGGTGTGGATCCGGTCATGATACTACAGCAGTTAATGCCATTAATAGGAGGTTTACTTATATGGATTTAAGCAGAAGAGAGAGGCTTGAACAGTTAATTAAAAAGTGGAAAAGCAAGGGAGTTAAGATTGATTGGGCTGTAAGAATCAGCATTCCGAAGGAGGGATAATCAGTGGATTTGGGCTATGTTCTAGCAATGATTTGTGCAACTTATTTTGTCTTAATCATTGGGATCTTAATTGGCGATTTTACTTCAGAACAAAAAGAAAAGCAGTAAGCTCTTGCACAGCTCACTGCCACTCACTCAACACCAGGATATAAATCTATTCTATCACCAATAGGATAGGGCGACAAGAACCTTTGTTCTTGTCGCGATAAGTCGGAGCGGATATCTACCACCACCCACCTACCATTCGTTGCGGCTTATCGCGGTGTGAACAAAGCACCAAATACATAGAAGGGAGGAACCCCATAAATTGTGCCCAAGATGCAACAACTCGGACATTAAAACATCTGATAACTTCTGTAAAATTTGTGGTTTGAAATTAAAAAAGACCCCAGTAAGGGGACTGGGGTCTCGGGGTTGGAAAACATTCGAAAAAATTATAGTACCGTCATTGTAACACGTTGAACAGTAACGGTAAAGGAGGACATTTCAATGTACTTTAACCGGAAGAAGGGAGCAATTTTCAGTCCAGAAGATTCTAAGTTATTGCCCTTCTATAATTTACTAGAAAAATACCAAAAGTCATTAGATGGCAGTGCAATTTACGAAGAAATGGTCGAAATTTATGAAGGTCTGGAAACTGATTTGAAGGAGGAAACTGCAAATGCACAAAAAGTTAAGCTTGCTTAGTCTTCAATTAAAAAACTTTAAAGGGATCCATGACTTTACCCTCGATGCCCGAGGAGAAAACGTGAAGGTCTATGGAGATAATGCCACTGGTAAGACCACTTTGTTTGATGCATTTATCTGGTTGCTTTTTGACAAGGACAGTCAAAACAAAAAGGAGTTTTCCATTAAAACACTTAGAAGCGGTAAAGAAATTCACAATCTAGAGCATGAAGTAGAAGGAGTTTTCCTCCTTGATGATAAGCAGCTGATTCTTCGAAAGGTATTTACAGAAAAATGGACTAAAAAGCGCGGATCAGCCAATGCAGAGTTTACCGGTCATACCACTGATTATTTTATTGATGGCGTCCCATCCAAAAAGAAGGAATATACAGACTTAGTTGACTCAATTGTTCAGGAGGATATTTTCAAACTTCTTACTTCACCGTCATATTTCAATGAACAACTTAAGAAAGAGGAACGGCGAAAAATCCTAATGGAAGTTTGCGGAGATATTAGCGATGAAGAGGTTATTGCTAGTGACAGTGCTCTTTCCAAACTCCCATCCATCTTGAATGGCCTAACAATTGAAAAGTACAAAAAAGTTATAGCTGCTCGCCGTACGGAGATCAATAAAGAGCTTGATAAGATTCCTGTTCGAATTAGTGAAGTTCAGCGGAGCCTCCCTCAATTGGAGGGTCTAGATAAATCAGGATTAGAACAGGAAATTACTCAGATGAATACAGCTATTGACGAGAAAATGACTCAGATCAGTAGCATCAAGAACGGTAAGGCAATATCAGATAAACAAAAGGCAATCCAGGAAATTGAAATGGAACTTATCCAAATTAAACGTGACCATGATTCGGTTTCAAAAGATCAGGTTTACCAGCTAAAAGCAAAGATCCAAGAAGAGCAATCTAATGTCTCTATTCTTAATTCAAAGCTTGAAAATCTTAAGAACCAAAAGCGTTACAACGATCAGAACATCAAATCTATTGAAGATAATCTTGTTCAATTGCGTTCTGAATGGCATGAAATTAATAGTCGTGAGTTTACCTACAATGACCAATGCGAATGTCCTGCATGTGGACAGGCACTCCCAGAAGAACAAGTGGAATCAGCTCGTGAAAAAGCGATAGCTCAATTTAATCTAGATAAATCCAATAAGATGGAGGCTATCAATAAAAAGGGCAAAGAAGGTTCTGGACGCAAACAAGAAATTGTTGAAAATAATGAAAGCATAACTAAAGAATATGAAAAGTTAAGCGAGCAGATCAACGAGAAACAAGAGAAGATGACTAAGCTTCAAAATCAGCTTAAACAACAGGAAAGCCTTGTTACTGACGTTTTGGATAACCCAGCTTATACTTCTAAATTACAAGAGAAACAAAATATTGAAAACGAAATTAATAATTTGAGACAGATGTCTGAAGCTGCTGTTCAGGATATCCAAGTTGAAATCATTGAACTTAGAGAAAAACGAGATGCGTTGCAAGCAGATCTGGGGAAATTTATGCTTTCCCAGCAGTTAGAGAGCAGAATATTGGATCTGGAAGAGCAGGAGAGAGAACTTGCTGCAGAATATGAAAAGCTGGAACATGAGCTTTATCTTACAGAGCAGTTTATTCGTACAAAAGTAAATCTCTTAGAGGAAAAGATTAATAGCAGGTTCAAATATGCGCGCTTTAACCTATTCAAACAAAATATCAATGGTGGACTTGAGGAAATATGCGATACCACATACCTTGGAGTACCTTACGCCAGCGGGTTAAATAACGCGGCCAAGATTAACGTCGGTTTAGATATTATCAATACTCTATCCGAGCATTATGGCTTTTATGCCCCAATTTTTATTGATAATAGCGAAGCAGTAACAAAGTTAATCGAGACAAACTCACAAACAGTAAGCCTGGTTGTATCTGAAAGAGACAAAAAACTGCGAGTAGATTATCCAGAGCAAATGATCGAGGAGGCAATTTGATATGTCTGAACAACAAGCGCAATATTCAACAGCATTAACAAAAATCAGCAATACATTTTTCCCAATGATTGAGAATCAACTAACCGGAAATGGCCTAAATATGGACCATTATTCCAAACAATGTGTCATGAGTGCAATCTCTAGCATCAATGCAGTACTTGATTCAAAAGGTGTTAGTTGGCAAGATTCCCAGCTTGATAAAAGCAATATTACTCAAACGCTACTAACCGTTGCATCTTTAAAGCTAAATTCAGCTGCTAATCCAAGGGAAGTCTATTTTCAAATGCGAAGCGTTAAAAAGAAGGTAGATGGCAAGGACGTTTGGACAAAGCAGATTGAAATGGGTATCGAAGGAGACGGAAATGACGCTATCCTTTCCAACTTTGGCCGTGGAGTCGAGACAGTTCACCAATATTGGTTAGTCCGATCTGAAGACCAATTTGAATATCCAAAATATAAAGGAATCGAAATGGCTCCTCCAGAATGGGCTCCATCTGGTAAAGGTGAAGTGGTTAGAGTTGTATACCCAATTACTAAGAAAGACGGACGTGTAGAATATTACATTTCCGAAAGAGATGATGTTGCGAAAAACTTAATTGCTCATATCAATAACAACCTTATGAATGAAACTTTCGGTTTCGCCAAAAGTCGATATGATGCAACTGCAGCAGAGAAAAAGAAAATTGATGCCAAAAAGCGCGAAATACTTAACAAGGTTAAGGAATTAGGCTTAAACGCATTAGATGACGAAGAAATTCAGAATTACATTAGTCCGGCATGGAAAGATCCTCAAAGCCGAGAGTCCATGATTATCCGGAAAATGAGAAATAATATCGTGAAAAAAATTCCCAAAGACTTTGGCAATGCATTTGTAGAGATGACCTATAGCGAAACAGAAGATGAATCCTATGCCCGCCATCGGAGAGAAGTTAATGAAAATGCAAATCAAGAACTAATCGATTTCGATGAGCCAATTAATGAACCTACAAATGCCGACAGTCGGAAAAATGATGCTGAACCAGTGATCATCGATCATGATGACATGGCAACAGTTAATACCCAGGAAGAAATAAAGGAAACTGAATCTGCCTCGTCTCAAGGGCCAACCTGGTAATGATAGAAATAACAGCTCTTGCATCCAGCTCGAAGGGGAATTGCTACCGCGTAACGGATGGCCATACTCCTCTTCTTCTGGAATGCGGGATTAACTATAGGGAGATACAAAAGTCCTTTGAATTTCGAATGTCAGAGGTCGCTGGATGCCTCGTAACTCATGAGCATGGTGACCATTGCAAAAGTATCAAAGACGTCTTAAAAGCGGGGATTAATTGCTACATGTCTGAAGGAACTGCAGAAGCAATCGGACTGGAACATCACAGGATAAAAAAGGTTTCTTCCAAGAAACAATTTACCCTTGGTACCTGGACTATATTGCCGTTTGATGTTCAGCATGATGTGAGTGAACCATTAGGTTTTCTGCTTGCAAATCAGGCCGGAGAGAAGCTTTTATTTGCGACAGATACCTATTACATTAAATACCGATTTCAGGGCCTTACACACCTAATGGTGGAGTGTAATTTCTCTGAAAAAATCCTTTTGGAAAATATCCTATCCGGCAAAGTGCCAGAAGTAATGAAGAAGCGATTAAGAGAGTCACACTTTAGTCTGGAGAATGTGAAGGATTTTCTGAAAGCAAACGATTTGAGTAAAGTCCAAGAAATATGGTTGCTGCACCTTAGCGATAGCAATAGTGATGAAAAATTATTCAAGGAAGAAATCCAAAAGCTAACCGGGAAATTCGTTCAAGTTCCATGATTTTTCGGTAGGAGGGAGGTACGAGTGTGCAGGGCTGGTTTAAATTACACCGAGAATTATTTGAGACTGATTTATGGCATGACGTTTCTACTTTCAGGCTCTTTCTATACCTAATATCCCAGGCAAGCCATAAGGATGGGATCAAGACAAAAGGCATTGAATTGAAGCGTGGACAGTACATCCGATCCTACCGAAAATTAGCTGAAGATCTGTCTTATAAAGAAGGAAGAGGCTATAAAAAATACTCGTTAAGTACAATTAAGAGTTGTGTTAACAAATTAATAGAGTCCGAAAGGGTGAACGTTAAGGAAACGGAAGTAGGAACACTCTTTACAATCGTTAACTACGCTAAATATCAAGAAGTAGAAGGGGAGAAGGGAGAAAGTCCGAACACCCAAAACGGAGAAGTCCGAACTAACTCCGAACTAACTCCGAACGAAGTCCGAACTAACTCCGAACAAGAACAAGAATTAAAGAATTTAAGAATTAAAGAATTAAAAGATTCTACTACAACCACGATGGAGAATCCGGTTCAACTTTTCGAAAAGCTACTTTGCCGGCTTTCGCCGAATCAGATGGAGAAGCTTTATCAATGGCAAGATGACTTTTCAGGTCAAGTGGAAATTATCAACGAAGCTATCAGGATTGCAGATGATAAAAACAAACGTTTTTTCGGATTTGTTGAGTTCCTCTTAAAGGAATGGGTTAATAACAAACTTGATTCACTGGATAGGGTTAAGGCCTACGAACAAGAGAAGTTCAATAAAGCCAAGATCAAGCCTTACCCAAGGAAAGGTGCAGTTAGAACGGAGATGCTACCGGATTGGTTTGACGAATCTAAACAGCCTAAGCAGGAAAAGAGAGCTATGCCTGAGGATGACCTGGCTCGGAAGAAGGCTGAGCTGAACGAAAAACTTAAAAAATTGAAATCAGGGAGCTGAAACCATGGGGATCCTTTATGAGTCCGTTATCCAGCAAAAAAGGAATATCCTCATCAAGAGATTAGCAGAATTGAATATTTCTAAAGCGCAGTCTGGCAAGAGCATTCATGACTGTGATTACGATGAACTGAAATATGAACTTGTCCTTGCATCCTTTCGAGAGATCGATACGGAAGCTGCAGAAAACACCTGGTACTGAAAGGAGAAATAAAAATGTGCATCAAGAATGTTAAACCGGTAACACGCTGCCCGAAATGCCAAGCCAATGGAACGGTCATTAACCATCGAGATAATATCTTGGTTCTGGAATGCAAGCCTTGCAACCAGCGCTGGAAAACCTTCTCGAAAACCTGCAGAGATTGCGGAAAGCCTAATTACTATTACGTTGAGGGGCCATGTGTTAAGTGCTATTCACTAAAACACAACGTCATATGAATCTTAAAGCCGCAACCTTGGGCCAGTTAGTCTACATAGCAAGATACGAAGATAAGGATGCGGCACACATGGAACTGAGAAGGAGGATAGCCCTTGGAAGCTATGACCCTACCGAAAACGATTATCTGTCCGGGTTGCAATCGGCCCCTGAGGAGCAAGAAGAGCATTGCGAAGGGAATAGGTCCCGTTTGTGAAAGAAAGCTCGAGAAACTCAAAAATGAGCCGGATGAGGACCAGTTGAAAATGGAGTTGAAGGATACAAATGAGCAAGTATGGAAACAAGAAAACAATGTGCGACGGTCATCAATTTGACAGCCAGTCTGAGGCGAAATATTACGAACAGCTGAAATGGCTCAAGCATGCCAAACAGATAAAATCCTTCAAGCTGCAGCCCAGATACTTGCTCCAGGAAGGATTTAAAAAGAACGGCAGGACAATCAGGAAAGTTGAATACGTGGCAGATTTTGAAGTAAAGCACTTGGATGGATCTATTGAGGTGATCGATGTAAAAGGTGTGGAGACAGAGGCCTTCAAGCTAAAGCGTAAGTGGTTCGACAGGCTTTATCTCTACCGGCTTTCTGTCATAGCCTATGACGAAGATCTTGGATTCATCGAGCTGGATAAATTAAAAAAGCTGAAAAGAAAGGCTGTGAAGAAGAGTGCAAAGCGTACTAATCGCAGACGATCGGCCAGTCTGGGTACAGCAAGAAGATAGATTAATGGTTTGCTTTATTCGCTGTAAACAATACAGGAAATGCTCCTCCCGGATGGGAACGGATTGCAAGAAGTTCGGAGGTTCCGAGATTCCTAAAATTCGCAAATAGGAGTGTTTAAAATTATAGATTTCTAAATTAGGAGGAGTAAGCATGGGCTTAGATATTACAGCTTATAAAAAATTAAAAGTAGTTGAGAAACCACAACTAGATGAAGATGGTGAAATTGTAAATTGGGAAACGGAATGGAGGCCTGGCGGAAGTATGGAATGGTCGGAAAAACACTTCCCTGGTCGCGGTGAAGGTGTTGATCCACAAAAGGTCTATACATGGGAAGACAGCTTGGAGTTTCGTGCAGGCAGCTATTCTGGTTACAACTGGTGGAGAGCAAGACTTGAAAAGTTTGCTGAAGGAGAAGATTTTCAAGAATTGATTAACTTTGCAGACAATGAAGGTGTGATTGGGTCTGTTGTTTCTAGAAAATTAGCAAATGATTTTAATAAGAACGCTGAAAGGGCAAGTCTTTATGCTTTAACACTTGGTGAGGAAGCTGGTTATTGGTTCAAGTTATATAAGTTATGGCAAGAAGCCTTTGAAATGGCAGCGGACAGTGGGGCAGTTGATTTCCATTAAGAATCACGATTTGTATTAAGTTTCATAAAAATTGGAGGGATAGGAATGCACGCGAAAGTTGAATTGGAAATTACAGTTACTTATAAGGCTCAAGTTGTTGTTTCAGGTGATTTCAAAGGAATTAATGATCCACGTATTGACCAAGTCGCAAAGGAAGTTGCTGACAATATGGATCATGGAAATTGGGGTTATAAGAATTCTGAATTTGAGACGTTGAACGTTAAACAGTTGCCAGACGGTTTATCTGGGTACCATATATCTCTTTTACAATGCGGTTACCCTGAGGCAAATGTTCTAAAAATGTCAGATGAAGAAGCTGAGGGAGAGCTCGATGCAATTAGCATGGGTTAACTCTTGGATTTATTCTTCCGGATGGTGAGGAAATGAAGCAATTAGATTTGTTCTCTTTCGCCCTGGAAGATCAAATCATCGATCTAAAGCAGGGCGAGGAGATGGAATTTTTCAGAGGGAAGGAACGGCTGCTGATCCGGAAGCATGAAAGGTACCAGGACGTTTGCTTTTATCAGGGGACAGGCTTCTCTGGTTATGCTCTTCACATTGATAAGAAAGGTATATCGGGTGGATTAGATATCTTTATAGCAAATATTGAACGGTGGCTGGATGGCCGGGGCTGGAATGAAACAGAAGAGTAATTCAGTTAATTAAGGAGGTCAGCTTATGAAGAAATACAGAGTACTTACGGAAAATGACTTCTGGGAAACATATTCCTTATCAAAAGCAGAGCGTGTTTTTGAAAACTGGAAAGATGACTATATGTCCGAGGGGGTAGTTGCTGGCGAAAGCTTTGTGGAACTCGAAGTAAGCGAAGATGATTTCGAGACAACTACATCCATAAAAAAAGTCATCGCTGTTGTTGATGAAGATAGGCATGAGTTAGGCACACCCAGAGAAGAGGGCTTTGATTGGGATTATTGGGCCAAGTGGGAAGAAGTTAAAGAAACAAACTAAGCATTCTGTCTCCTAATCTTTTCTCCCGGCTATGTATACCAGAATAGTAGCCACAGCCCAAACAAGGAGAATAAATAGTGAAAGTAATATTACAAACAACGGGGTATTAAGAATATTTCGATCAATCCACTGTAGCACGGTATCACCTCAAGATATTGCGAGTAAGGGCAGGAACGCAGCAGGAGAAATGTATCTGCCCTTACTCAGCCTATATTGGATCGAGCAAGGACCTAATTGAGGTGATCTCTGGACAAGAGATTGGTCCTGCTCGTACTGGTAGTTTGTCCAGGTTAAATTGCTTTATGCATTTTTGACATAAAAAGCGACATAAAAGGAGGGCGGACTAATTGTTAATAAAAATCAAGCAGTATTTTTGTAAACATAGATACAAAGAGGTTGCAGGATTCTTCTCACTTTCGTCAACTTATGATGTTCTGTATAGATGTGAAAAATGCAATAAAGAATATATGAAAAATGATGCGTAGTTCGATAATTTAGCGAAACAAAATGATAGTTCAGTTTAATAAAATTTCAATTTAGGAGGATGCAGATCATGAATAAAAAAGAAATTGCTGCTGTTCTTAATAGTTTTGAAGTAATTGAATCAGGTGGAGGGGAAGAAGCTTATGCGCTTGTAGCCAATACAGAGGAGAATCGGGAACAGCTTAATGCTGTTGGGGTTCCTAATGAAGTAATCAATGGTTATGGAGATAAAGAAACATTTTGCATTCTTTCCATGGGATTCAGTGAAGGATATATCGATCTATATGATGGCGAAAAAGTTATAGTCTTCGATGAAAGTGTTGAAATTGAAACAGATGGAAGCAAGTCCGTAATAATGTACAAAAATGAAGGTGAACATTTCATTTGCGTTTCTTACGATGGTGGTTCAGTTGATATAAAAAAAGTCCCAGCTGAACAGGTAGAAGAAATCAAAGAGATGTTTTGCTAAATGTCTTGCATAGTTGGTGAATGTCCTGTCTGTAAAGATTGGGTTTATGAAACTGAGTGGAGTGGACCAGGGCTGGAGCGCTATGGAAAGTTTATTCACGAGAATGATTGTTACGATAAATTTATTATCCAAACAAAAGAAAGAAAAATCATTCGTAGGCAAGATAAAGAAATCAGGGAGTTAAGGGCAGAGATCGAAAGGCTTACCTTGGACAACTCTGAAATATACAAGCAACTAAAAAATGGGAGGGAAAGAGGATGAATACAAGCCAACGGAACATTAACCCAGAAGTCCAGAAGATACTGCAGCAGGCTAAGGCAGAGCCAGCATTTAATGGAACAGTGAAAGAGGGTATGGAAAGGCGCTTCACTATTATTAATGAAAAAGATTATCAAAGATATGTTCCTGTTCAAGCCAGAGAAAGTTTTGAAGCTGCACTCAATAATGTTGCTGGTTGGATTGAAGATGGACGGCAGAAAGAAGGTAAGCATCCTTTTAATAACTACGTTGTCATTAATCTAGATGAGCCATACATTGGAGAAATCATTGCAATTATGAAGAGTCATGGACATTGGGGTTAAGAAACACAAGGTAGGATTTGTTCACTAGACACAAAAATGGAAGGAGAAAAAATTTGAGTGGAGCAGACAGATTAATTGTCGAAGCCAAAGAAAGGCATTATCAAGAAATAATAAAAACTCAACAGTTGTGCAGGTTTTGTTTGTATAGCTTTAATAAAGATTACCAAAATAAATGCCCTGTTTGCGGAACGAAAGTAGAAAGGTAGGAGGAGTTAATTTGGATGAAAAATTAAAGAAATATAAAGACCGGCTGCAAGAAATTGAGTTCCACATTTCAACCCAGACATACGTTTCCTCCAATGATGGGGATGAATTGATTTCCTTTTGTAGAGAGCTGGTTCAAGAAGTAGAGAAACAGCAGCAGGAAATTGAAGAGTGGGAGAGAATCAGCGATAAACAGGTTGAACATCTCACTCGGAATGGAAAAGAGATAATTAAATTAACTGAACAACTAGAACAGGCACAGCAGGAAATTGAACGGTTGAAAGAAGCTCTGTTTGAAGGAGAAGCTAATCACTTTCAATGTGCACCTTGTCAGCACGGGGAGTCACAAGAAAAGATACTCAAACGGTATGAAGAAGCATTAAAGAGAATTGCATCTGAGGAGACTGTTACCTTCGAGCAAACTGAAGTTATTGCTTTGAGGGCATTAGGCGAAATAGGAAACTTAAGATAGAGGGAGTGAATTAGATGGAAAAAGAATTAACTGAACGTGAAAAATTGATATTCGAAGATCAGAAAATTGTCAGTTTTCCTCCTCCTGATTATTCAAAAATGACTAATGAACAAATTAGAAAAAGAACTGAGTATATGAAGAGTGCTTTTGAATTAGCTTTCGGAAAAGATGACGAAGGCGATAAGGAAGATATCTAAGATAGAGGTGATTTCAAAATGATTGCATCATTATCGGACATACTTGCGCTGATGATATATTTGGCGATAGTTTATTGGATGGGATATTGGAAAGCAGCAAGGAAGTATAAGAGATAGCTTCGATAATATAGCATATCGCAGAAGGAGGAGCAAAAATGAATGCTGGAGAACAATTGATGTCTGATGATGCTACATACATTTCTGAATTGGTGCCAGTGAATATTGAGCAGGTTAAGAATAAGTTATCCATGATCTTAACCAAGTATCATGTGAAGAAAGTTGAAAAAACAGAAATCCATCCGGATTTAACGGACAAGATTCAGCTCTTCCTTTCTGCGAAAAAGCTTGAGGGGCTGAGCAAGGTTACATTGGATAGCTATTTATTAGAACTAAATACGTTCTCCAAAAAAGTGAAGAAGCGTGTGGAGGATATTACTACTGCAGAAATACGTGTGTTTCTCGGATCCTTTGAACATCTGAAGCTGAGTTCTGTATCCAGGAAACTATCAGTTTTAAAAAGCTTTTTTGGCTGGTTAACGGCAGAAGAATTCCTGCAACGTGATCCCACAACAAAAATTAAGCCTCCTAAGAAGGAGAAAAGGCTCCCAAAGGCCTTGTCAATTGAGGAACTGGAATTGCTCAGGGAGTCATGCAAAACAAACAGACAGAGAGCTTTTCTAGAAATTTTGTATGCAACTGGCTGCCGGTTATCGGAAGTGCATGCACTTAATAAGTCAGGTATCAATAATCGCACAGCCAGTTGCCGGGTGATCGGTAAAGGTAACAAGGAACGGGAAGTGTATTTCAGCCCGAAAGCCATGTATCATCTTCGGAAATATCTAATGAACCGGACTGATGATTGCGAAGCTTTAATGGTTACAGAGAGGAAACCATATCGCAGGTTATCTCAAAGGGGAATCCAAAGAGAAATTAGTATCATCGCAAAACAGGCAGGATTAGATAAGAAAATAAGCCCCCACACAATGCGGCACACATTTGCCACCCTCACATTAAATAATGGGGCAGATATTGCAGCTGTACAAGCTTTGTTAGGGCATGAGGATCCAGCAACGACACAAATTTATGCCCAGCTGACCGAAGAGAAGAAGCGTGAAACACATAAAAAATATCTAGTTATGTAATTTGTGATTTTGAAGGAAGGGAGAATTTTTATGATCGGCAAAGTTGATGTCTGGTACATGACAGAGGAAGAGCGCCAGGCTTACATCAAGAAACATCCTATCCGGCCAGCCAAAAATGTGAAAAAGTCTGATACTACTTTTGCAAATCTTGGTACGGATTATAGATGGAGGAGCAAAAAAGGCACAGAAGCTCGTTACGCAAAATAAAAAAGCCAGGATCTCTCCCGGCCTACCCAAATTAATTTTACCATAGGAGGGGTCCTGGATGAAAGAAGCTGCCAGCAAACAAATAGAATCCATTCTTAAGGATTATCATTGGATGATGAACTCTATAAAGATACTCAGGGACTCAATGAAAGATGCAGGAGAAGGTCTTACAGCGCAGTATGGAGATGTAGCTGGGATGCCAAAGGCACAAGGAACCACAAGCGATCCTGTATATAGAGAGAATGTTCGGAGGGAGAGAAGATATTCGATTATTCATAAGTACGAGGCTAAGATTTCCGTTATTCAGGATCGAATGCATCTCATCACGGATGATAGAGAAATAGAAGTACTCCACTGGTTGCTTGAGGGAAAAAGTTATCGGTGGATTGCCATGCATATGGGTCTATCCGATAGGCATGTACGAAGGATAAGAGACACTATTGTTGGCACAATGTCGCAAATGTCTCACTTGTCGCGTACGTCTTAATGTTGTTGTTGTTGTATAAATTTAACTAAAATGGAAGGCAGGAAGGGGAGGCGGTTATTAAGCTGCTTCCTCTATTTTGTTCGAAGATCCACCTTACTGTGAATAATTTGCAGGAAAATATCTCCTTTTGTCGAAATGTAAATGAAAGAATGAAAGGGGTAGTATAAATGATTCAAGTTAAATTATTTGATTGTGGTACCGTAAGTGCTTTGGAAGAACAAGTTAATGAGTTTTTGAAAGATAATATTAACAACACTTCAATTGAATTAGTTGATATTAAATTCAATAGTTATAACTATAGAGATGATAGAACTGATTATCATTCTGCAATGATTATTTACAAAGTATAGTAAACACTAAGCATCCTTCGGGGTGCTTTTTCTTTTGCAAAAAATAAGATAGGAGGTAGGTGCCATGTAATGAACTGGGATGAAATTAGAAAAGAATTTGAGACCTCTAAGATCACATTAAAGGCACTTGCTGAAAAACACGATGTCAAAATCGGAACTATAAAAAGCAGAAAGAGCCGTGAAGGATGGTCAAGGGATCCGACAAAAAAGGATGCAACCAAAAAACAAAAGGTTGCAACCCTGGAACCTGTGATTGAATCCGATGATTTAACTGATAAACAAAAGATGTTTTGCCTTTACTATATCAAGTATTTCAATGCCACAAAGGCTTATCAGAAGGCCTATGGTGTTGACCGAAATACTGCTGAATCTATTGCGTATAGATTGATGGGGAATGATGGTGTCAGAAGAGAAATTGAGCGACTTAAACAAGAACGCTTTAATGGAGTCTTGTTAGATGCTCAAGCAATTCTCCAGAAGTACATCGATATTGCTTTTGCTGACATTACAGATTTTGTAGACTTCGGTCAAAGGGAAATGCCAGAGCTGGATCATAATGGTGAGCCGATGATTGATGAAAATGGAGAAGAGATTACGTACTCATACAGTTTCGTTAATCTGAAGAATAACGATGAAGTAGATGGCACCCTGATCACTGAGGTCAAGAAAGGCAAAGACGGTGTATCCGTTAAGCTTGCTGACAAGATGAAGGCCCTGGAGTTCTTATCGAAGTATACTGATCTCCTTTCTGAGAACGATAAGAAGCGCCTGCAGGAAGAGAAGCTGCGCATGGAAATCAGCAAACTTCAAAACAATGATGAAACGTCACAGGAAAGCCAGGTGGCTAAAATGCTTCGCAAGTTGGCAGGTGATGAGTAATGGATTTAACGCCGAAACAGCGCGAAGTATGGGATTGTTTTATAAAAGAGAAGCCTAAAATCCTAGCAGCTAGTGGAGCTAAACGTGCTGGAAAGACGTTTGTTCTCATACTGCTTTTTTTAATGCTTATCGCTCGATTTGAAGGCAAGGGATTGTCGTTTATAGTTGGCGGTTCAACTCAGGCATCGATTCGAAGAAATATCTTAAACGATATGGAAGCGATTCTGGGCAAGGAACTGAAGCTTGATAAGACAAATGCCATTAGTGTATTTGGCAATAAAGTTTATTGCTTTGATGGCGCCAATGCAGATGCTTGGAAAAAGGCCAGGGGTTTTACAGCTGCAGGAGCGCTTTTAAATGAAGGCACAGCCTTGCATGACATGTTCGTCAAGGAAGTCATTTCCCGTTGCTCCTATCCAGGTGCGCAGATCTTGCTTGATACGAACCCTGAGAACCCAGCCCACCCAGTTAAAACAGATATCATCGATAAAGATGGTCAGAGACTGGATAATGGACGATTAAACATCGTCGCCTTCCACTTCACCCTGTTTGATAACATCTTTTTGGATGAAGAGTATGTGCAATCTATTGTTGCGGCTACGCCAACCGGAATGTTTACAGATCGAGATATTAATGGTTTGTGGGTAGCTGCTGAAGGAGTCATCTATAAGGACTTTAACAGGGATAAACACTATATTTCTCGTGCAAAATTCGAAAAGAAAAACATAGTTAAATATTTTGCTGGAGTTGACTGGGGCTATGAACATCATGGCTCCATTTGTGTTCTTGCAGAGGATGATGTGGGTGATCTTTTCTTAATTGAAGAGCATGCCAAGCAGCATATGGAAATCGATTACTGGGTAGGTGTTGCTAAAGAACTTAAAGGCCGTTATGGCAACATTAATTTCTATTGTGACAGTGCCCGCCCTGAACATGTGCAGCGTTTTAGAAGAGAAGGGTTAAGAGCTATTGAAGCAGTAAAGAAAGTTGTGGCTGGCATAGAGGAAGTCGCCCGGCTATTCAAGTTAAATAAATTCTTTATAGTCCAGGAGAATGTTGATCGCTTTAAGAAAGAAATCTTCCAGTATGTATGGAATGCCAATACTGGGGAGCCTGTGAAGCAGTGGGACGATGTTCTGGATGCAATTCGCTATGCGATTTATACCCATTATCAGAAACAAATCTTAAAAGGAAAGAGGTGAAGCTATGAATACTTACAAATTTCTGCGTCTTTTCCGTGAAAAGGGTGCGGATCCAAAGACTATCCAGGAAGCTATAGAAGAGTTTAAAGCAGATTTAACGAGGCGGAAGAAGTTCTATGAACGTTATAAAGCATCCGTTCAAGGTGTACCCATACTGACCCGTCAACCTGTTGATTATGAAGACTTTGAGACAGGGAAAGTGATGCGAATTGATAGCAAGGTGAATAACCATCTGAATAATGCTTTCGATGCTGAAATCGTTGATACCAAAGTGGGTTATATGTTTGGTCACCCCATTTCTTATGATGTTGACAGTAAGGAGGAAAACGAAAATGTGAAGTTGAAAGCCGAGCTTGAAAACTTTATCATCCGGAATAATGTAGAGGATAAAGATTCAGAGTGGGGTAAAAAGGCCGCGATTTGTGGGTATGCAGCAAGACTATGCTATATCGATAAAGACGGCAAAGAACGAATTGTGAATGTGGATCCGTGGGAAACAATCATCATTTCCGGCACAGATTTTACTGAACCAGAGTTTTCAATTAGGTTCTTTGATCTGGAAGCCAATAAGCTGCAGGCTGAATTTTATGACGGCAGTCATTTTTATGTCCTGGAAACAGGAACAAGTGGATTGATGTTGAAAGAAAAGAACCCTCATACATTTGATTATTGTCCTCTTTTTGGGTTGCCTAACAACGAAGAATTGATGGCCGATGCAGAAAAGGTATTCAATCTGATTGATGGCTATGATCGGACCCTTTCCGATGTCAATAATGAAATCGAGCAAACTCGCCTGGCGTATTTGGTATTGCGTGGGTTAGGTCTTGATGAAGAGGACATTGACACCTTGAAGAAAACAGGTGTTTTCGAGCTGATGGGTAAGGACGACAGTGTCAGCTATCTCACAAAAGATATCAATGACACGATGATCGAAAATCATTTGAATCGCCTGGAACAAAATATTCTGCGCTTTGCAAAGAGTGTGAACTTTAGCGATGAGGCGTTCGGAAACAATGTTTCTGGTGTTGCAATGAAATATAAGCTTATGGCCCTTGAAAACAAATGTATCACCATGGAAAGAAAGATGACTGCTGCCTTGCGTTATCAATACAAGGTCCTCTGCAGTGCATGGGATAAGAAGGGGATCTGCAGCAAAGAGGACTTTTTAAAAATATTCACATCCTTCAAGAGGAACATCCCGGTTAACTTACTGGAAGAAGCGCAAACAGCGGTAACTTTAAAGGCTGTCACTTCTGAAAAGACTGCCCTTGCTTCTCTTTCGATTGTTGATGATGTGGATTATGAAATCGAACAGCGGGAAAGAGAGATGGATAAAATCCCTCCTTTAAAGGATGGTGACGATAATGGATCTTGAGGAATACTCCAGGAAGCTTGAAGAGTGGTCAGATAAGCAGATGGATAAAATCGAGCTTTCAATCCGAGGCTTTTACCGTAAATTAGTCACCTTGGCTTTAGGGGAGCTCGGGAAAATCTATTCCGACTATGAAGAAGACGGTGTGCTAACCTATCAAAATATGTTGAAGTACAACCGGCTAAAGAAATTCATAGATTCGTTGAACGAGCATGTTGATATATTGTCTCTGGAGACTCAAAAAACCATTTCCACTCATTTAGCTGAAGCTTATGTATATTCTTATGCCTGGATGGGTTGGGCCATTGAAAACGAGGCAAGAAAAAGCATGAAATATACATCTTTGAAAGCTGAGCAGATCCAGCGTGCTCTAAATAATCCAATTACAGGCCTAACATTATCAGAAACTCTTGAAAAAAATCGCAAAGAAATAATTTACACAATCCAACGAGAGGTCACACAAGGCCTTGTGAGGGGTTCTACCTACAAAGACATGGCAAATACCCTGACAACCACATTCGAAGGCGATTACGTCAAATCTATTCGCGTAGCAAGGACTGAAACCCATCGGGTTCGTGAAGCTGGCACATTGGATAGTGCAAGGTATGCAAATTCTAAAGGTGTCGTCATGATGAAAAAGTGGCGTAACATGAAAGATAGCCGTGTCCGCAGAACATCAAAAGCAAATCATGAAAAGATGGGGCATGTGAAAATACCAGTAGACGATATGTTCGACCTTGGAAGAGGTGAAAAGGGCATTGCTCCAGGTAATACCGGTTACGCCCATCACGATATAAATTGTCGCTGCATACTTGTTTATGAAATTGATCGCATCGAGGGCAAATCAAATGAGGACCTATCACAGCAAACCTTTAAGGATTTCCAAGAAGCTATGGGAGGGTGATTCTAATTGCGAATCCGAAAGCCTTTCAGTGATCGGGTAAGAACTGATGTAGAGGAAGATGAGATTTACGATTGGGAAGAGTCCTTCTTAGGTCATAAAGGAGATGAAGGAAATGACAAAAATCGAGGTTGTTGTAGGGGAAGACGGATATATGAGCATCAAAGCAGAAGGGCACACAGAAAGAGTAGTTTGCGCCTCCGTCTCTACTCTTTTGCAATCGTCGGTTCGATATCTTCAAGAGCTATCATTACAATATCCAGAAGCATTACAAGTAATCATTAAGGAGGAGAATAATGAAATATCGTAAAAAACCGGTTGTGATTGAAGTTGTGCACTTTAAGAATGATGAACCTGAAACGTTAATTGAGATTCAAGAATTCATGAATGTCAGAGACCTTAGAGTGAGTTATTCCATTCCTGATAAAGCAGCTATTGTTATTGAAACATTAGAAGGAAATATGACTGCTCAAATTGGTGATTACATCATCAAGGGTGTAAATGGAGAGTTCTATCCTTGCAAGCCTGATATTTTCGAAAAAACTTATGAATTGGTCGAAGGATAAACCTTGTCTTTAAGCAATAGACGTTAAAAAGGCTTATTTATTTTGCACTTGTAGGCTCGCACTATAAGGGCGTAGGAGGTATTCAGATGAAAAAGTATGATTTCCTAAAGGTGAATATTAAGCAGTTTGATAAAGGGACCATTAATTTAGAGGCTGTAAAAAAGTTTCTTGCTGATAACAAAGAAGATGAAGGTGTTAAAGCATATCTAGGGGAACTTTCTGCCGTATCGGCTGATAAGGTGAAAGGATTCTTAGAAAGCGAAGAGGGGAAGAAGCTGATGCAGCCAAGGTTAGATAGTCACTTTACCAAAGGGCTTGAAACATGGAAGCAAAACAATCTTGATAAGCTCATTGAGGAAGAGGTCAATAAGCGTAATCCATCGAAGACTCCGGAACAATTGGAACTCGAAAAGCTCCGGAAGGAAATTGAAGATGAGAAAAAAGCCAGGAACCGGGAATCATTAGTCAATAAAGCCCTAAAGGTAGCGAAAGAGAAAAGCCTGCCTGATGGGATTATTGACTTTTTTATTGCCGAGGATGAGGAGAATACACTAACTAACCTATCTAAGTTAGAAGAGGAGTACTCTAAAGCTGTTCAGGCGGCAGTAGAAACAAAGTTCAAAGAAAACGGACGCAATATTGATCACGGGCAAGGAAATTCAGGCGGAGGTTCCATTGACATTGGATCGTTAGCATCAGAAGTAAGTATCCGAAATTAGGGAGGAATTCTACATGACAACAAATCTATTAAAAGTAAACATTAGGCAATTTGATTTTAATCCTGCAAACGTATTATTACAGGATGCAAAAACAGGAACAATACCAACAGAACAAGGCACGTTAGTATTAAAGGAGTTTATGCAAAACTCAGTGATAGCACAACTAGCAACCTATGAAGCAATGACCAAACCCAAAAAGGAGTTCACTTATCTAGCAGGCGGTCCTGGTGCATACTGGGTTGGGGAAGGTGAACGTATCCAAACGAGTAAGGCCGAATGGTTAAAAGCCACAATGGAAGCCAAAAAATTAGGGGTAATTATTCCTGTTTCAAAAGAATTTTTGAAGTTTTCTGTTTCAGATTTCTTTAATGAAGTTAAACCAATGATTTCAGAAGCGTTTTATACAAAATTTGACCAAGCTGCATTGTTTGGTAACGAGTCCCCTTATACTGCTGGAACTTCTGTCTGGGAACGAATCACTGCAAGTGGTAATTCCGTTGAAAGGGGATCTACTGCGAATCTTTATTCAGATTTAAATGGTCTACTTGCTTTAGTAGAAGATGGAGACCATGATCCAAACGGATTTACGACTACAAGAAAATTCCGTCAAAAATTACGTGGTGCTGTAGATGCTCAGAATAAACCAATTTTTAACGATACTAACACAGGAGCTCCTAATCAGGTGTTAGGGTTGCCAGTAGGATATGTCGACGGTAAAGCTTGGGATTATACAAAAGCTGAATTATTAACTGGTGATTGGAGATATGCCCGATACGGTATTCTGCAAGGTATTGAATATGCTATTAGTGAAGATGCTACACTGACAACTATCACCTCTGATGGGGGACCAGTGAACTTATTTGAACGAGATATGTTCGCTCTGAGAGCAACGATGCATATTGGGTTTATGACGTTGAAAGATGATGCGTTTGCTGCACTTACTCCAGAGGTAGTCACACCATAATCAAGGCGGCCTAACCGGGTCGCTTTTTAATTTAGGAGGGATACAATGGGTAAAACCATTAAGATTTCTAAAGATGATAAAGAGTTAATTGTCACTGAAAAGGCCTTTAATGTTGTTTATCAAGGATTAGGATTCAAGCCTGTATCAGATGAAAAAGCGAAAAGGACAACTAAAAAGGCAGTTCAAGATGAAACTTGAGGAACTTAAAGCCAGATTGAGAATATCGGATAATACTCAGGATGAGTTTTTGAAGTTAGCATTGGAAGATGCTATTGATTTCGTTCAGCGCACCTGCAACCGAGACTTTTTGATTGACGGAGAGCTGAAATTGCCACCTGCGGCAAAAAGTGTAGCTGCATTGTATGTCTCATACGAAATGGTTGCCAATCCGGGTATTAAGAGTGAATCCATTGCAGGTATGTCACAAACCTTTGAATCTGGTGAAGAAAGGGATAGTGCATTGCTGGCTCAATTGACTAGCGCTGGACTAAGGAGAATCCGATTCAAATCATTTGGCGGGTGATGAGATGGCAAGGATAAGAGTCACAGATAATAACCGAATTCCTGAGGTTTTAGCAGATCTATCAAGGACTAAGGCCAAAAAGGCCAAAGTGGGTTATATCCAAAACAGCCAAATGGCTATGATTGCAGGCGTCCATGAGTTTGGAGCAAGAATACAGGTTACAGATAAAATGCGCAGATACTTGGCATCGCAGGGGCTTCACCTGAAGAAATCTACTACACATATCGTCATTCCTGAACGTTCTTTTCTTAGAACTGGGACTGATGAGAACATTGCGGCCATCGAAAATAAAGCCCAGGAGCTTATCACTGACGTTATTGAGGGAAATGTATCTCCTGAGTTATTTTTTCAAATGCTGGGACTTGAATTGAAAGGGAAAATTCAAGAATTTGCAATTGATCTAAATAACCCGGTCAACCATCCATTCACTGTTGAAATGAAAGGCTCTACAAATCCCTTGGTGGACAGTGGCGGCCTTATTGGCTCGATGGAGGTTGATGTGGAATGAATTTATACTCTTTCCGTCGCTTAATAAGCAAGTACAGTTCAAATGTAAACGTAATTGTCGGCAAAGGTGACGGCAGCTGGAATGAAGATGGAGAATACGTGCCAGGTGATATGGTCCCGGAGGTTAGGGAATGTGCTGTTATCCCATTTGATATGAAGACTGTTGCTCAATTAGGAGGAGCTATTACTCAATCTGACCGTCAAATATATTCTCTTATACCTTTTAAACACGGAGATGAGATTGAGCATCAGGGTATGAAGTACAAGATCGATACATCGATTAACTTCAACCCGTTCGCTGATTTCTATCGCTATGTTGCTAAAGGGGTGAGCTCTTTTGATTAATCTTGCAAACGTTCGTCGCCCAGTTATAGCAGGTCTGAAAAGTTATACCACCCATCCTGTCATTATGGCAGATACAACAGGTAATCAGCCTGCCTATCCGTTTTATACGCTTAAGGTTACTCTAGCTGGGCAAGGAATCGGACAAGTCACAGAGGCGATGGATGTAGAAATTGGCCTTTCCAATATTGAGCAAGACACTGAAATGATTCTATCAATTACTTGCCATGCTGCAGATATCGAAGAAGCACATGATTTGGCTTATAAGGCCCGTTCATACTTTCTAGGAAAAGGCCATATAGAGTTATCCGATCAGAACATCACGGTAGTGGATGCATTAGCAATCACGAATCGTGATGTTTTTTTAAACATTGAATATGAACGCAGATATGGCTTTGATGTCCGACTGCGGATGCGCGGCCAAGAGTCATTTAATGCTGAAGTTATTGAAAATATTGAGATGTAGGAGTGAGTGAAATGCCATTACAAGATGTTACTGTCACGATTGACATAAAGAACCCATCGGCGCTCATTGGCTTAGGAACTCCGTTAATCCTGGTTAATAAAGCTGGAGGAAGTCCTTATAAAGAATACAGAGACTTAGAGGCTATCAAAGTAGCCTTTGGTGAACAGTCTGAAGGTTATGAAATAGCAAAGAAGGTATTTGATCAAGGCGATACACGTCCTGAAAAAATAGCTATTGCCACTTATGATACAACTGCAGTTGAACCTGTTACAGCAGCTTCTGTGCTTGAAGAATATTTCTACAATGATTGGTATTTTGTCATGCTGGATTCAGGAACTGTGGATGATTACAAAGCTATTAGTGATGTAGTTGAAGGTCACGGGCTGAAGATGGCGGCTCATGTTGTTGATAGTGTAGAAGACTTGGCCTTGTTAAAAGTTGAGGACTATGACCGCACATTTGCTTTTCAGCATGATCAGATTGAAGAAATGCCACATGCTGCTTTAATTGGCCGGATCGGTTCCCTTCCAGTTGGTTCGGTGACATGGAAGTTCAAAACATTAAAGTCCGTTACCCCTCAAGACCTTACTCCTCTTAAATTAAGTGATATCCACTTAAAAGGAGGTATTGCGTATGTAAGGAAAGCTGGGATCGACCAGACAAGCGAAGGTAAACTTGTTAGTGGAGAATATATTGATGTTATTCACGGCAAGGACTGGGTGAAGCTTAACATTGAACAGCAAGTCCAACTTCTGTTTGCATCAAATCCCAAAATTCCTTATACCGATAGCGGAATCGCTCAAATTGAAGGAGCTGTCCGTACAGTCTTGGAAGTGGCAGGCCAGAATGGCATTATCGCTGTTGATGATTCAGGAAAGTACTTATATACCATTACCAGCCAGGGACGAAATGAATCCCCAGCAGCTGATCGTGCCGAACGTAGGTATAGTGGACTCTATTTTGACTTTGAGCTTGCTGGGGCCATTCACGAAGCGAAGATTAAAGGTGAAATTTTAGTGTAAAAAGGAGGTCTTGAGCATGGGTCATGTTGGAACATATGATGCTCGAAAAGTTACAACAACAGTAAATGGTGTATTCGTCACTGGATATGCTGACGGTACCATGGTTAAATGCTCGAAAGATAATGATAACTTCGAAGCAAGTTCATCAGCCCAGGGAGATGCGGTTGTTTCCATTAACGGTGATTCTCTTGGCACAATTGAGATCACATTGAGCCAAACATCTCCGTCCATTCCTTATTTAAATACATTAGCGAATGATCGGACTATGTTCCCGATCTGGGTGAACTCAAATAATGAAATTAAAGAGGTTACAGGCGGAACAAAAGCGATGGTTACGAAGGTTCCGGATATTGAACATGGAAAAGCTGTAGCGAGCCGTGTCTATACCATAAAAGTCTTTGATTACACAGTGAAATAGAAAGGATGAGTGGGCTTCGGCTCACTCTTGTTATTTGCTATGAACAAACGACATATTACCAATCAATTAAAAAGAAAAGAATGGGAGCGAAAACAAATGGCTAAAAAAGGTGAACAACAAAAATTTGAAACTAAAAACGGCAACAAATACATTTTCCAGCACCCCGGGCTTCGTGAAGCGATCCGTATGCGGGACACTGCCAAAAATGAGCACGGTGTTCAACAGGGGGAGAAATTATATGAGTCCCTAATGGAGCACGTTATATTCCAGGAAGACGGTAGCAAGGTAACGTTTGAACATTTTGAGGAAGTGGGTGGATTCACTGAAGTCATGTCGGCTGCAGTGAAGTTTACCTTTCAGGAAAGCTAAACCACTTCACAAATACCGTGAGAAGGTTGATTCTGAATGGTATTTTTGGAGACCCATCATGGAAGGGAAAATCTCCTACACCGAAGCTTGCACAATGACCTTAGATGAAATCATGTATATTAATGCGGCATTAGACAGCCAAATTGAGCGAGTCAAAAATGCGAGAGGAGGTAATTAAATGTCCTTGCGTGATGTGTTTGTGGCAATTGGAATGGACATCGATGACAGCCCTCTCGCCCAATTAGATAGAAGAATTGACGATATAATCAGTTCCATTAATGGCTTTAATTTTAATTCTATAGATAATGCTGTTGATGAGGTTGAGGACCTGAATGATGAATTCGAGGATTTAGAAAACTCGATAGAAGACGCGGCTGATCAGGTTGAGGATTTAGACAACAGTAACTTGAGTAATCTTGATCGGGAAGTTCAAAATACTGATGGCAGTATGAATATTTTCAAGAAGACAGTATTGGGACTCGGTGCAGCCATTATGGCATTAGGCATTGGTGCTGCCGTAAAAGACTTCACCCAAGGTGCAATAGAAGCGGCAGCAGGTGCCCAAGCCTTACAGGCACAGTTTGACCAGGTTTTTGGAGCAGATGCTGGGGAAGCGCAGGGCGTTGTCGAGAATTTGGGTGAATCATTCGGTATGCTCCCTAATCGGATCAAACCTGCCTATACCCAAATGACAAGCTTATTTAAAGGTCTAGGGTTAGAAACAGGCGATGCAATGGATGCCTCACAACGTGCTGTGTCAGCTGTAGCGGATGCGGCGGCCTTCTATGATAAATCCTTTGAAGATGCCAACAGTGCCCTTAACTCATTTATCAAAGGTAACTATGAGGGCGGGGAGGCAATTGGTCTTTTCGCAAACGAAACACAATTGGCCGGATTTGCATCAAAAGAACTCGGATTGGACTGGAAGAACCTTGGCGAAGCTGATAAGCAACTTGCCCGTCTAACCTTCGCAGAAAAGATGATGGAGTCGGCTGGTGCCACTGGACAAGCCCTTCGTGAGTCAGAATCCTATGAAAACCAACTTGGTAACCTAAAACAGGCGTGGCAGGATTTCTTAGCTAAAGCCGGGGCGCCAATATTAGAACAGGCCGTTGGAGTATTATCCAAGCTTAGTGATGTCATCTCAAATGTTGATCCTGGACCATTTATGGAGTTTGTATCTGCTGGATTTGATCAGTTATCAAAAGTTAAGGATGTTATCGATGCAGTCTATAACACGATTATGTCTCTTGTTTACAATACAGGAGAGGTATCAGATATATGGCAGAACTTAGGTGTTCCTCCTGAGATAGCAGATGGAATTGCTAGTTTCGCTCAAAAGGTCGCTGACGGTTTCAACTATGGTAAAGATGTCATTATGCAATTTGTGAATGACGTCATTATTCCACTTATGCCGGTAGCACAAGAATTTATAGGTAATTCAATGGGAGTAATTGCAAATGTCGTCTCCACAGGAATAAATATTTTCAGTACTTTAAAAAGCATTGTTCAAGGTGTAATAGAGGGGGTTATCGTTCCTCTGTTCCCGGTGGCGCGTTCTGTGATCGAGACATCAATGAATGTAATCTCTCCTATTCTACGAATTGTAAGTAGCTTGTTCTCTGGAATTTCATCTGTTGTCCGATTTTTAGTTGAGGAAATTATCGTTCCTTTGCTACCTTTAGCAACAACCACGATAAAAATCGCCTGGATTGCCATGAAGCCAATTTTAGATGCGATGAAGTCTGCCTTTGATGCCATAGCTGATGCTGTCGAATGGGTGATTGGAAAGCTTGGGGCCGTTGGTAAGGCACTAAGCAAATTAGATATCGGCAGTAAGATTAGCGGAGTGGTTTCGAAGGTTACAAACTTCTTTCCAGGCTTTGAAGTTGGTCTAGGGAGAGTACCTTATGATGAAATGCCTGCACTCTTGCATAAGGATGAAGCGGTTCTTCCAGCAGAAGAAGCAGATGCTTTAAGGTCAGCGGGTATTTTAAAAGGAGACGGCACAAACCCATCTTTAGACTTTGGAAATGCAGGCAAATATAATACAGCTGCTACAGTTACCACAAGCACGACAACTTCCAAAGTACATGCACCTGTTCAAATATTTGTACAAGGCGGCAATACCAATGATGAGACTGTATTTAACATCAAGGAAGCAATGGAAGAGTTTTTCAGTGATTTGAATGTCATCATTCCTCAGGTAAGGGAGGGATAGCGTTGGCGGAGTTAGTAGGCACATCAAAAATCAATGGCTATTTAGTTCATGTCGAAAAAGAAGATGCTGATATAGATGTTGATATCCCTACACATAAAGTAGAGAAAGGCATTAATCTTTCGGATCATGTGGAAAGAAAGCCTGTTATTGTGAAGATTTCAGGCTTAATAATTAGGCCAACCCCTGAACATGTGGAAATCATGGTTGCTAATCTAGAGAAAATGGAAATCGAAGGTCAGCTTATCACTTTTGAGGGCAGGCGCATTTACAAAAACATGCTTATGAGCGGCCTGACAATTCAGGCCGATTCTAAGACGATTAATGGTTATCGGTTCAGCTGCACACTTACAGAGGTTCGCATTGCTGAATCCTCTTATATTCCCCCTAAACGAAAGGCAGTTACTGCTCCAGTTGCTCAAGCAGGCCGTAAACAAACTGAAAACAAGAAGCAATCGCCGATATACCATGTTGTGAAAAAAGGTGATACCTATTACGCCTTAGGTAAGAAATACAACATAAGATGGCAGCAACTACAGAAGTGGAACAAATATGATCATCGTAAAATTCCAATCGGCGTAAAGTTGAGAGTGGGGTGAGGCAATGGATAAAGAATATATTAATATCGAAAAGCCTCTAATCCCTTATCGCTTTGAAATTGAATTGGGGGCTGAGATTTTCGAGTTGGAAATAAGGTACAACGAGATAGGAGATTATTTTACTATCGATTTAATAAAGGATGGAGAGGTTCTTGCATATGGTGAAAAAATCGTGTACGGTGAACCTCTTTTTAGTGAGATATTCGATACACGTTTCCCTGGACCACTCATCATTCCAATTGATGAATCCGGACAAGAAACCCGGGTTGGATATGAAAATCTAAATGTTACCGTCTTCCTGGCGGTGATGAATGAATGAGTAAGCTTTTTAAGAGAGTTGTTGAGGTCATTACCACCAATGTGAAAATGAACAATACAGACCTGGACATTGAATTTGAAATACCGTTTGACGATGATTTAGATCCAAATTTAAGTGTTGTTTCTGTCTATAATCTCTCAGCAACCACCCGTAACCAGCTAAAAAGAGGAAAGATGTTGACAGTAAACGCAGGATACATCGAAGACAAAGGATTGATTTTATCCGGATACATTGACAATACAACTTCAAAATTAGCGGGAGCCGACAGGGAGACCGTAATCAAAGTCTTGGATAGTCAGCCACTCGATAAGAAGAAGACACTCCAAAAGTCATTTAAACCAGGAATAAAAGCTGAGCAAATTTTAAGGGATTTAGCTAAATCTCTTGGATTATCAATAGCTGTCTTGAAATTGCCAAAGAACAAGGTGTATTCAAAAGGGTATGCAGTTGATGGAGAAATCGTAAAAACCATGCAAGATATCTCCAAGGACTGCGGTGCTGCTTGTTATATCTCCCGTTCTAAACTGTATATTCGTTCTTTGAAGCAAGGAGACGACCATCGTTTTGTTCTAAGTAGCAAGACTGGATTAATTGGTTCGCCTGAGTACTTTGAGGAAGAAAAGGATGGCGTAACAGTTAAAGGATACAAAATAAAGTCTTTGCTCCAGTACCGAATGAATACAGGATCTATTATTGAACTTCAGGCAGTAGGGGTTAAAGCCAAGGTGCGTATTAGAAAAGGAAAACATATTTTTAAAGGTGACAGCTACTATACGGAAGTGGAGGCGATTCTTTGAGCAATGCCGGTGTCTTTTTCGATAACTTAAAAAGAACTATATTTACGAGCATCAATACTTCTATGCCGGCAAAGATCCTTTCGTTTGATGAATCATCTGGGAAAGCTAAGATTCAGCCACTATTTAAGGCCAAAGAAGTCGGCCAAGCTCCTCAGTCACTACCACCTATAGAGAACGTCCCTACACTTAAACAGAAATATCGTGTAAATGGCGGTGCGGTTCAGACGTATTTGCCTGTTTATAGTCCTGGCGATACGGTTTTAGTTGTGTTCTGCCAAAGAGCAATTGACGATGCCCAAAGCGGTCATAATGTGTTTCCAGGCATATCACGAATGTTCAGCATTCAGGATGCTGTCATTGTGGGGGTGTTCAATTGAAAGGACTAGAGCTGGTCAATGGTGATTTAGTTTATGAAAATGGTGATTTCAAGATGATTGAGGGAGAAAATGAAATAGCTCAGTGCTTGAGCATCCCACTAGGAACCAACCTGAAAGAATGGTTCTTGGATGAACGTTTCGGTATCGATTTTACACTCATCTTGGGAAAATCTAATGATGAAGAGGCAAGAGCAGAGATTTTGCGTGTTCTGTCACAAGAAGAAAGAGTGGCATCTATCGATAACCTTACCATCTCTAATGATTTCACCAACAGGATAAGAACAATTCAATATTCTGTTACCTTAATAGACGGCAGCACTCTTAATGATGAGGTGATATTAGGTGCTTGATGCTAATGGTTTTAAAAGAAAAACCTACGATGACCTTCTAAATGATATGTCTTCGAAAACCAAAGAATTGTTCGGCGCGGATGCTAATGTCTCAGAAAAAGCATTTTTAGGTATCTTGATTCGGATCATGGCTTGGTTCTTATCCCTTGCCTGGATGGCAATTGAACAAGTTTACCATGCTGCATACCGAAAGTCGGCTGAAGGCGTGCAACTCGATAAATTACTTCCTTACGCTGGGATAACTAGGATCCTAGAAGAATATGCATATGGAGAAATCACCATCATTGGTACAGCAAACCATACCGTTGAAAGTGGTTTTTTAGTTTCTACAGAAAGTGATATTACTTTCGAAACAATCGCCGATGTAACTCTAGATGTAAACGGGGTTGGCATTGTGGAAATAGTATGTACCAATATTGGCTCGATTGGGAATGTTGAAGCAAACAGCATTACCCAAATTGTTAATCCGGATGCAAATGTGACTAGCGTAAATAATCCACAAAGGACAAGCGGTGGCCGAGAAAAGGAAACCGATGCTGAGGCGCGTGCCCGAGCTGACATCACTGTCGAAGGCATGGGGTCCGGCACCCCTGCAGCTATACGGCGGGCCTTAATGAATTTACCAAATGTAAGGGCAGCGCATGTAATTGATAACTATTCAGATGTCACAGATGCTTATGGTACTCCTTCAAGAGCCATACAGGCTTTTGTGTTGGGTGGGGATGATGGAGATATTGCACAAGCCATCTTAGAATCAAAGTCCGGAGGCATCCAACCGTATGGAACAACCTATATTGATGTGGCAGATCTAAGTGGAACTCTTAAATCAGTTGGTTTCACAAGAGCATCAGAAGTGAATTTGCATGCGAGGATCGTAATTTCTAAGGATTCCAGATTTACTAATGACGGAGAGGATAAAGTAAAGAATGCTGTTGTTAGATATATTGGCGGCACAGATACTACATCTCAATTATTTACTGGTTTGAATATGGGAGAAAAAGTGGTTTTAGCAAAAGCCTTGGCACACATTATGTCAGTAGAGGGAGTTACAGATGTTGAACTTTCCTTCAGCACTGATGGAGGGCAAGTCTTTCTTGAAGAAAACGTTCTGATTGATGTATTTGAAGTGGCCCAGATTAGCGCTGAAAATATTGAGGTGGTTTTTAATGTTTGATATAAAGTCCATTGTTAGTAGATTTTCCGACTACTTCAATAAGCAACCAGACAGCAATATAAGCAAGCTCATGCGTATCTTTAGCGATGAGCTGCAGTCTCTTCATCAGACAGTTAATAGAGTTGGAGACTGGCGAGATATTGATAACGCAGAAGGCTCAGCGCTTGATGACATCGGGACAAATATTAATCAGCCTCGTGGTGTTGCCACTGATGAAGTGTATCGAATTTTACTTAAATCTAAAATAGCCCGAAATTTATCTGATGGGAGCATCAATACAATTATCCGTGTCCTCTCGGTAGCCCTGTCAGTTCCTCAAAAAGAAATAAAGATTCAAGAAAAGTGGGATGATCCACTGGATCCGGAACCTGCAGCAATTAAACTAATCGAATTGCCATTAAAAAGGATTAACGAGGCAGGTCTAGATCCCTTGAATTTCGTTCGCATAGTTCAAAAAACTGTAGCTGCGGGTGTTAAAGTCGGAGCAATTGAGTTATCAGGTACCTTTGAATTTGGGGATTTATCAAATTCCATTGATTATTCCAAAGGCCTTGGTGATGTTAACGATGAAAACATTGGAGGCTATTTGGGAGCAGCTTATACACCTGGTACAGATAATGAATTACCGATTTAGGAGGGATTTAGATGGCAGAACAATTGCCAAAGTGGGATGCGGTTGGAGTTGAGCCACCTACTGTATTAAAAACCGATGGCTGGCAACCAGGTATGAAGCCTTCGGCCCAACACATGAACTGGCTCTTTAATCGAATTTATAAATGTCTTGAAGAAATTCAATTAAATGGTGGTACAGAGGAAATCCAGCAAGAGTTAGCTGCACTACAGGAACTGGTTACTGCACATCAGGCGGAAAAAGCGTCAAAAACAGGCTTCGGTCATGTCCAGATTGGTGACGGAATAAACGTTACAGATGGAGTAATTAGTGTTGCTGAAATGACTGCAACAAATGTGTCTACAACAAGCGGCAGCAACGTCCAAACGGAGATTGATAATTTAAAGTCATCTGTCAGTAATGGAAAGCTAGATGTCCGCAACGCTATTACTGGCAAAGGCGGTACCGTTGCGGACGCGGATGGGGATGGAGTTCCGACTCATGCGGAGCTGGCGGCCGGAGTGACTGGACTAACTACCCCTAAGACGGATGACGGCATAATAGCTGATGAAGCCTCTCTCTCATACGGTGTAAACATGTGGGGAGACTTTGCCTATAATAATGAAGCCGATGAACGAGTAGTAATAGCGTATAACAACGGAACGGGGGCTATTTATCGGGGAATCGTTTATGAAAAGAATGGACAATTTTACAGAGAAACGTCCAATATAAACGCGGCTATTAATGCGGTTCAGCGGGATGAACTAAATATATTTTTGGCTACCAATTCCAATAGTATCATGGCTTATCCTATTGACCTAATGACTACCTATAAATGGATACGAACTAATTATCTGACCTTTGGTAAGATGTTGAGGCATAAAGGGAAATTAATTTGTTTGGAAAATGGTAGTTATTATGTACGCGTCCTTAATACAGAAACAGGCGAGACTGAGAAATCCTATTTATCGCCCAGCACCATCGGAGCCATGACCATAGACGATGATGGTTATCTATATATTTTTGATACGAGTGCCACAGTGAAAAAAATTGATCTGCTCGGATTAAAATCCGATAATAGTGTGGTTTGGTCAGTATCGGGTATTACTGTTAATGGATCAGGGCCCACAGATATTATTCTATCCAGTAACCACGTCTTTGCTGTAACAACCGCTGGACAAGTTACTAAGATGCGAAAGACTGATGGGTTAGTTATAGGCAATAAGAATTTTGGGCTTAATCAAACTAGAATTTTCTTTGATAGATATGATAATACTTTCACGTGGGTGAATGGAAGCCAAACCATTATGTTCCGGGGGAAAGAAACCGTTGAAGGAGGTCTTCGCTCCTTTAATACCGTCGGATATAATTATAGGCCGGTAGGCAATAGACGAATATATACAGGAGTCGGCTCCAATTTCAAAACCATGTCAATATTCTATAAAACTTAGGAGGTTATAAAATGTTTATTATCTGTAATTCAACTACTGGAGAAGTGGAACATGCTATCTATGACACTAACCTTGTGACTCCGGAGCTAGAGAGTCGAGGGGTCTATGTCGAGACAGTTCCGAACTTTCCTCAGCAGGCGGGGAAGTATCAGAAGCTCTTTTATGATTCGATGAAGAAAACTTTTTCGGTGGAGTATGTACCGATCCCATTGACTGCCGAGCAAAGAATCGCTGAACTAGAAATGACCATTGCCGAGCTGATGTTAGGAGGGGGAAACCTTGTATAATTTCATTAAGCGTATGTATGAAACGAAGCGAGAAGATGGGACGTATGTGTATTCCGATGCCGATCTGGACGTGTTAGTCGGGAAGGGATATATCACGGAGCAGCAAGCAAGTGAAATTAAGGAGTTTCAGCAATAACGTCATTTCAGGAAGAAAAAGCGACACAGATATGGAGCTCTCTGAAGCTCTTTTTATTTTGCCTTCAAGGGGGGATTGTGAGTGACACAGGAGGCGGAAACAGTGGATATCTGGAAACAGACAATACAGAGAGACTTAGAGGAATTAAAGAAAAATGACGAAAAGCAGCAAGAGGAAATAACAAAATTGAAGCAAATCACAGATTTTCATGAAAGAGATATTAAGGATATCAAAGAAACACTACGGGAAATCAAGGATGATACCAAATGGTTACGGCGATCGATTACCAACGCACTTATTGTTGCGATAATCAGTGGAGCTGTAGCTATTTTTTATGCAGCAATAAAGATGGGAGGAAATTAAAATGTACGAACAACCGAAAACGTGGAAAGACTGGGCCATCCTTTTAAGCGGGTGGCTTTCTTTATTGGCACTGGGATTAAAGGCTGTATTTAATGTGGACATCACTCCTTTTGCCGATGACATTGCTAATTTTATATTGCTTACTATTTTCATTGCAGTTAATGCCTGGACTGTATGGAAGAATACTCATGTCAGTAAAAAGGCTCAACTGCAGAAGAAAGCCTTGCAAGCTCAAGGATTAATGAAAAAATAAGCTGCCCTTTTTGGCGGCTTTTTCTTATGTCTTGAAAGGGGTGATTGTCATGTAGGGATGAAGGACAGGAGTACAAGCAGTTAAATTTAAACGGAATAAAAATAATATTAGAGGTGATTAAACATGGTAAAAGTATTTATCGATCCAGGACACGGCGGAACAGACCCAGGTGCAGTTGGAAACGGACTACAGGAAAAGAATCTAACACTTAAAATTGCTATACGTATTAAAGATATTTTAACCCTTGAATATGATAATGTATCAATCCGTATGAGCCGTACTGGAGATCAGACTGTTTCCTTATCAGAACGTACAAATGCTGCTAATGCATGGGGAGCTGACTTCTTCTTGTCAGTCCACATTAATGCAGGCGGTGGAACAGGATATGAAGATTTTGTTTATCCAGGAGTGGGAGCACCTACTACCACATATCAGAACAATATCCATGGTGAGATTATGAAGCTGGTTGATTTTTATGATCGCGGCAAAAAGCAGGCGAACTTCCATGTTCTGAGGGAAACAAGGATGCCGGCACTTTTAACGGAAAACGGTTTTATCGATAATACCAATGATGCTGCTAAATTAAAATCAAGCACCTTTATTGAAAATCTTGCTCGCGGCCATGTAAATGGGATTGTGAAGAGTTTTAATCTTCCAAAGAAGAATTCTGCAGTTTACCACACTGTTGTATCTGGAGATACTGTATATTCTTTAAGCAGAACTTATGGTAGCACAATCCAGCAAATAAGGGATTGGAACAATCTTGATGCAAATTATACTATTTATGTTGGTCAGCGCTTACGTGTCAAATAATGTGCAAAAGCCCTTCTCAATGGAGAGGGGCTTAATACTATTTATTGAGGTGTTTTTATGCAATTTATCAGTGATTTAATCCATTTAACTCAGGGGGAGTTACTTATTGAATATTGGTGGTTATGGAGTGTAATTATTTTTTCATCCCTCTATATTTTATACAAAGCAAGACGCTAATCTACTAAACAGAAGTCTACAAAACTCTTCCCAAATACACTCAGTGATAAAATTTCACTGATGTTACCTCCGACATTGCTAATAGTAATTGATCGGGTTTCAGCTTTTATAAATCCATAATTTTTAAGTCGTTGTATAGAACCGGAGATTAGATTAGGATCTACACCTGGTTTACTAACTGTCTCTGAGATTATTGGTTTTGTACTTTGTGAAAAAAATGTTAGCAATTCACATTCAAGGAGTGTTAAATCGGCTAAAGCATCTATAAAAAATTTCTTCGATAATAGCTATTAGCTCGTTTTCATCATGTGAATGGATAGAGGCAAACCGGTACTCCACCTCATTCTACCTCCACTTTTGTGTTAACCTTAAATAAATTCAATTGATATTCAATAATTCCTTTTTAAAAAATTCAAACCCCTTCTCACTTGTAGTGACCCCCGTCAAGTAGACAGTAATAAAAATGCACAATTATGCAGCCTGAGTCCTGTATTGATATGGGCTCAGGTAATTCAATTTCTTTTGAAAACGTTGATGATTATAGAACCTCATGTATTGATTTAATGCGTCTTTAACCTCTTGAGCTGTTTTGAATGAATATAGATAAAAACATTCAGTCTTAAAATGACTAAAGAAGTTTTCCATGCAAGCATTGTCCCAACAGTTACCTTTTCTAGACATGCTCGCTTTCATTTGATATTTTTTAATTAGGTTGTTATATTGGCGGGATGTATATTGGAAACCCTGGTCGCTATGCAGGAGGATTCCTTTTACATTCCGTTTTTTCTTTGCCTTTTTGAGGGTATCGATAACCAGTTTCAGGTCATTTCTCCGACTAACATGATAAGCAACAATTTCATTATTGTATAAGTCTAAAATGGCGGACAAATACAGC